GCCTGCGTGATATTTCACGAACTCTGTCGCGTGCTGTTCCGCAACCTGACGTAATGTAGATCCGCTTTTAATTTTTTCAACTACCAATTGTAAATCCGTACGGCGGCCTTGAATCCCTTCTTGATCATCGTAAGTGCCGAACTCCCAAAATAACTTCTCCTTCGAGCAGTAGTCGCGGTTTGTTTTTTCGTTTGATCTGCTGCGCTCGATGTGCGCGCCATCAGGAAATCTTTTTTTTACCGCGTTGAAGTAGACACGATTTTTAAATCTTACGTAAACTTGCAGATGTTGTTGTCCTGTAGTAGGGGCCAGTTCTTGCCCGTAAATTAAGTATGCCATAGACTCGTGGAAGTTAGGAGTATTCTCCCACCCCTGAATTGTTATACACCATGCCTTGTATTTTTTGTTACGGTTACTTTCATTACTAACGGTTTCCATTTAGAATAGTAAATATCTTCACAACGGTGACGTTGCGAATATCTCTGACGTGACGGACAAAAGTATAGTATTACCTTTTGTCCACTTGTGTCCCAGTGACTATTGTCCAACATACGTCACAGATTTTTTCAGATTTTAAAAAACGGCATTAGTAAGAAGAGGAGCGTTAGGCGGTGGCTTGTACGCAGGAGCTAGGATTGCAGGTCATATATATAGGAATTTACGTAGATACGGTCCACAGTTAGAGCAGTTAGGTCACGATACGATAGAAGGAGTAAGAGGAATGAAGAGGTTATATAGTCATGCTTTTAATAGTACAGCGGGGCCATCTAAGAGGTCACGAATTCGTCGGATGGTTCGACGATCAATGGGAGGAAGACGTCGGGGATATCGACGTGGAAGATTTGGAGGGAGACGTAGGATAGTTAGTGCAAAGGCTATTGTTCCAGCTACACGTGTAGTGAGACATACGTATTATTATGCACAGAAAGAGGAATGGACAGGTACTGCTGGTGAGGTACTTTATGCAACTAGTGGTAGTAATCTTATAGTTGCTGCTAATCGTGTTATACATCCTAATGATAATCATACGGCTATTGATCAGCCACCTCAAGTAAGTGAGGATGCGTCAGCATTTAATTATATGTCTAAGTTATATAATGGGTGTGAAGTAATAGGGTCTAGGTGTACTTTTACAGTTCGCCAGAATTCAAATACTAGGCTAGCTGTTCCTATAGTTGTAGGTGTAAGATGTGTAGAAGATAGTTCGCCGATATCTACATCATATGAAGATCTTAATGTATTGAAAGGGTGTAAATATGGTACTCTTTATACTAATGCTGATGGTAATGCTAGTAAGACTATCTCAGTTAATTTTAGTGCTAGGAAACAGTTCCAAGGGGCAGATTCTAAGGCTAATACAGCTCATTCGCCGTTGTATATACCTGAAGACGCTATGTGGTTTGTGCCGTTTGCGGCATTTTTGGATAATACTAGTTCAAATTTTGGAAATCTACATATGACGATTAAAGTGAGTTATATCTGTCGCTGGTTTGATCCTATTCCGGTAACAGAATCATCATTTGGGATAGAGCAATCATGAGACGTGCTAGGTGCTGCTAGTAGGGGCTAGTAGGGGCTAAGTAGGGGGCTAGTGCTAGTAGGGATATTAATAGGGTTAGTTATAAATGATGTAAATATAAATAAAATATCTTTTTTAGGGTAAATCTATTATTTCTTCTTGGGTGTGGATGTGGTGAATATGAGTTAAACGACGCCAGAAGGCTTCACGTAGGGATTGGTGTTCCAATGGCCACCATTCAAATGGGTTAGTGTTTGACATGATGAACACTTTGGTCCACCATGCGAATTTGTTTTGATATCTACAGTCTAAAGAACATTTCCACTTATCGCAATAAGTATTCATTGATTGGATAGTCCACTTATTGTAATCGTATTCGTCGAATATAACGATGTCTTCGTTTTCATAACTACCAAATGGGTCGCGTCCATCCTTGATCATATATCCACCAGGGTATTTCGTCAGAACCCTGTGTGTTTTCCCGACGGCCGTACCACCCCATAGGACAGTAACCGTCATTTGTCTGGTCTGCGGGGGCGTCGGGGCAAGTATCTGATGTAGTCGTGTTAGGCCTGCGTGATATTTCACGAACTCTGTCGCGTGCTGTTCCGCAACCTGACGTAATGTAGATCCGCTTTTAATTTTTTCAACTACCAATTGTAAATCCGTACGGCGGCCTTGAATCCCTTCT